AGTTGATGCAGAAAATAAAAAATTTTTTTCACGCTCTATGATAGTGCCTATTGAGGACCTCAAAGCGACTGGGCTCGTGCAAGAGATAAACGTAAGTTTCCATTTGTTAGATGCTGTGGCTGTAGAGGGATAAAGCTAGGTAAAGGAGGAAAAACCTAGCTCATCCCCTTGTAAGTATATTACCCCATCTATCTGTACGAATTATCTGTTTTCTTTCTGTATCTGAAACACATGGTAATCCGTCAATATGATGTCTGTATTTTTCGTTACATACTAAACAAGGTTGATGTCTATTATATTTAAAGTCAACTCTTGCCATAAGTTGCTCTAGTTGTAAAGCAGTTGCTCTACCTTTTTCATTGATTGCCTTTTCCTGTATTTTGTCCATAATAACATTATAGGATGAAGGAAATAATAAATTGCAAGAAATGCAATGCATTATATGAGATTACACCTAAAGAAAAAAAGTGTGTTAATCTAGGTTGTACAGAGTATAACAAAATTATTAGGAGACGTAATGTACGGAAAAATGAAGAAAAAGAAAAATAGTTCTAAGCGTAAGAAAAAAGGCATGAAGTACTAAATAGAAAGGTGGAGTAATGCAGAATATATTTAGGAACAGAGATGTTCTAAAACAATGGGCTATGGACCTATCAGACGCATGTGGTTCACAAATTGTTAAAAGACCACCTGATGTCAAAAAAATTGATGAATTGATAGAACAGTTTGTTATTGACTATAATGTTAATATGCAATATATGAATGAGGTAAGAAGTGGCAAAGAAGAAGAGTAAGCCTAAAAGAAAACCTATCAATGCAAAGACTAAAGCAACTTTACAAAAGAAAGCTGCAAAATCTAAATACACTTATGGACAGCTTGCACAAGTCTACCGCAGAGGACAAGGTGCTTATCTATCTAGTGGTAGTAAGTCTGCTAGCATGGCTGCTTGGGCTATGGGTAGAGTAAACAGTTTTATAAGAGGTGGACACCCTCAAGACAATGACATAAAGAAAAAAGGTAAGAGTCGTGCCAAGAAAAAAAAGTAAAAGAAAAGTTAAATATGAGAAGGGTGTACCTGCTAAGTATTTACAGAATAAAAAACGTTCTAAAGCGTCTGTGGCACGTGAAATTCGAGCTACAGCTAAGGCTTATAAAGAAGGACGAAGAATAGATTTAAAAAAAGTACAAAAGTCTAGGGCTACAAAAAAATGAAAGTTAAAGGCGTAGATTTATCTAAGTTGACTAAAAGACAACAAGAGACTATGAAGAAACATTCTAAACATCATAGTAAAAAACATATGCAGTATATGAAAAACTCTATGCTTAGAGGTGCTACATTTTCACAAGCACACAAGCGAGCCCAGAAAGCTGTTGGTAAGTAATGGCTAAAACTGTTAGTTGGATGTGGAAAGGTAAAAGATATTACGGTACTCTTATAAGGGAAACTAAAACACATAAGTTTGCTAGAACTAAAAACGGTAATATAAAGAAGATTAAAAAATAATGTCACACGCTAATAGAAAAAAATCGTTACTTAAAAAACATGGATTATCAGGTGTTAACAAACCTAAGCGTACACCTAAGCATCCTAAAAAGTCTCATGTTGTTTTAGCACAAGAAGGTCATAATTTAAAACTTATAAGATTTGGACAGCAAGGTGTATCAGGTGCAGGTAAGAACCCTAAGACTGCTAAAGGAAAGGCAAGACGAAAATCTTTTAAAGCCAGGCATGCAAAAAATATTAAGAAGGGCAAAATGTCCGCAGCATACTGGGCTAATAAAACTAAATGGTAAATAATGTAGTTTGCATAGCAGACGAATGTACTTCACCATTACCACCAGGTAAAACTAAATACTGTTCACAAAAATGTTATAGAAGAGAATCTCAACGTATTTACAGAGCTAAACAAAAAGGTGAAGAATATACACCACCTAAAAAACCTGTTAATGAACCTAAATCTGCAACTGTAAGAAGAGGTGCATTATATAACAAGTTTAAAGATGAAGGTTATGCATTAGATTTAATTAACGAAAATATTAATCAACAAGAAGTAGCAGATGCTTTATCTTGTTCTACTGCACATGTTTCTAGGATGTTAGCTGCATATAGAGAGGATTTACAAAAAGATATACAAGCAAAAGATTGGGAAGTATCTGATGATGCTAAACAATCATTAGTAGACTTTGTAAATTTTAGAGATAGATATTTTTTAACAGAACAAGGTATACCTTTTGAAACTGCAGATTTTCATGACAAATGGATTAAATCAATTAATAAAGCTTTACTTGATGGTGGACAACAAATGATACTAAGTCCTCCTCGTCATGGTAAAACAGAATTACTTATACACTTTGTAGTTTGGCTTATATGTAGAAATCCAAATATAAGAATAATGTGGGTTGGTGGTAATGAAGATATTGCTAAAAACTCAGTTTCATCTGTTATAGATACATTAGAAAATAACGAAAGACTTAAAGAAGATTTCTGTGGACCAGGTGGTCAATTTAAACCAGCAAGTAGAACAGGTAAGTCTTGGTCACAAAATGGATTTACTGTTTCTACTAGAACTGTATCTGGTATAAAGTCACCTACAATGATAGGCATAGGACGAGGTGGTAAGATTCTATCAAGAGACTGTGACATAATTATTGCAGATGACATTGAGGACCACAGTTCTACTATGCAACCTGCATCTAGAAACAATACTAAAAACTGGTGGACTACTACATTAGGTTCTCGTAAAGAAGAACATACAGCTATGGTGATTATTGGTTCAAGACAACATCCTGATGATTTATATTCTGCTTTATTAGAAAACGAAGCATGGGAAACTATAGTAGAAGAAGCACACGATTCTATGTGTACTAAGAATGAATTAGAAGAAGAAGACCATGTTGAATGTATGTTATGGGGAAGTAAAAGAACTTTTAAATGGTTAATGAATCGTAAAAGAGATTCTATGACTACAGGTGGTTTAAAGAACTTTGAAATGGTTTATTTAAATAAAGCTTTCTCACAAGCAGCTAGATTGTTTAATCCTGAAATGGTTCAAGAATGTTATAGAGCTGATATGAATATTGGAACAATACCGTCAGGTTCTTACTTAGTTGCTGGACTTGACCCTGCAGCTACAGGTTACCAAGCAGGTTTTCTATGGGCAGTAGAAACTGATAGTGGTGAAATTAAACTTACAATGGTTGATTTAGACAACAATCTTGGTGGTGGTCTAGATGAAGCATTTGAATTAATCAAAAGATGGCATGATATGTATGGATTGTATCATTGGGTTATAGAAGAGAATGGATTTCAAAAAGCTATTAGACAAGACAAAACAATAAAAGAATACTGTAATATACAAGGAATTAAATTAGAAGGACACGAAACACATAAAAATAAATGGGATGAAAGATTTGGTGTTACAAGTTTAGCACCTATGTTTAATGAAGGTATGATTGATATACCTTTTGCAGATAGCGAAGCACAAGACAAAGCAACATTGTATACAAAACAACTTACATACTTTGCATCTAAAGGAAAAGGTGGCAAAGGTTACAAAAGTGACATAGTTATGGCAAGTTGGTTTCCAATGAAGGTAATTAGAACGTTGACAAAATTAACTTATTCTGATATGGGAATCGACTACACTCCTAGCTTTGATGGTTATAATGGTATACAATGGGATGATATACCTTGGAGATAGATGAAACCGCAAGAAATAATTGAGAGAGCATCCTATCTAAAAAGAATGCACGATGATTCTTTAATAGATAGGTCAAGATACAGAGCAATTTTAAATGGTGGAGAAGATGGAATAAGACAATTACTAGGTCCTGGTCTAGATAATAACGAATCACATACAATACCAGCACCTAACTTAATGTTGTCTGCTTTAGATAGACTTGCACAAAAGATAGGTAAAACTCCTACATTAGATGTTCATATAACAAATGCAAGAGATTCACAAAGAAACAAAGCTAAAAAAGATAAATTAGAAAGAATTATTACTGCATACGACAAGATGCAAGAATTAGAATTACAGTTACCACAAGTAGCTAGATGGTTACCAGGTTATGGATTTGCAGTATGGGTTATTACTACAAAACCAGATATGAATGGAAACATGTACCCATGTGCAGAATTAAGAAATCCTTATGACTGTTTTCCAGGATATTACGGCAATAAACAAAAACCACAAGAATTAGCAATTATACAAAAGATTCCAATACAGAATCTTATAAAAATGTATCCAGAGTTAAAAGCTTATTATGAACAAAAAGATTCAGAGGATACATCATATGACAGTTATAACCTTAGATATACCGATGATGGTAGCTGGGAAAACTCAGATGAAAACGGTGATGTAATTCTTGAGTATATGAATTTAGAAGGCACATACATTGTTCATGTTGCTTCTAAAAAAATAGTTGATTTTGTACCTAACCCACTTAAGTCAGGTCCTTCTTTTGTTATTGCTAAAAGATTTAGCTTTGATAGATTACAAGGACAATTTGACCAAGTAGTAGGACTAATGGCTTCTATGGCTAAAATAAACATTTTATCTGTAATAGCTATGGAAGATGCAGTATTTACAGAAACAAACATAGTTGGTGAAATAGAGTCAGGTCAATACAGAAAAGGTAGAAATGCAATAAACTACTTATCTCCTGGTTCACAAATAGTAAAACCAACTACAAACTTGCCTTATCAATTATTTGAACAAGTAGGTAGATTAGAAAGGCAACTCAGAGTAGTTGCTGGATATCCAGTTCAAGATGACGCAATATCACCAAACTCATTTGTAACAGGTAGAGGTCTCGAAGAGCTGGAGTCTGGCGTTAGTCAAATGGTAAATGAGTATCACACTATTCTTGAGTATGCTTTGCAAGAAGTAGATTCTAAAAGATTAGAGCTAGATGAAGTACTTTTTAGTAAAAAAAGAAAACCAATAACAGGAACTTACAAAGGAGCTTCTTTTTCTGAATCATATACACCTTCTACAGATATAGACATGAACTATATTACAAGAAGAAAGTATGGAGCTATGGCTTCTTTTGATGCACCAAATAAAATAATTACAGGATTGCAATTATTAAATGCAGGTATTATTGATAGAGAAACATTACAACAAGAAATGGATGGTTTAGAAAACCTTACACAAATAAACGAAAGAATTACAAAACAAAAAACAGAAGAGATTTTATATCAAATGTTGTTACAGCAATCACAACAAGGTGATAAAGCTGCAATGATGGCAGTAGTTGAAATTTACAATAATCCTAAAGATATTGGACAAGTGTTAGAAAAATTCTTTAGTGCATCAGGTGAAGAGCCAAGTCCAGAAGAACAAGCTTTGTTGCAAAATCAAGCTATGCAACAACAACAAGCAGGTGGACCTCCAAACCTAGCAGCATTGTTAGGAGGAGCAGTTGGCTAGTCCAGAAAATTTAAACTTTGAATTTGCAAAAATTATTGCTAATAACTATACCGTAGAAGAACAACCAATGTGGGATGCAAGTTCTGAAGAGTTAAGTCAAGAAGAAAACAATTATGTATATAAAGATGGAGATGTATTAGATATATTGACTATAGCTTACATACCTAATGTAGGTAGGTTTGACATAGTTATTGTAAGAGAAGATACGGATGGAGGTATCAATGGCACGTTTTAGACCAGGAAGTAATAAAGGAGAATTTCAATCTGAAAGTTATGGTGAAGGAACAGAGTTAGATAATTTACAAGATAATGCAGAAATGTTTGTAGAAGAAGCTGCAAATGTACAACTTAGCAATCCTGAACAAGTTCAGAATACAGCACCAGTAGTACAAGATATTTTTAGACAAACAGATAAAATAGGTGAATCGTTAGCTGCTAATCAGTTACAGGAACAATATGGCATGGGAGTAATGGAGTCTAATATGATACTTAGAGCAATGTATAGAGTATTGCCAAGTAAAGATATATTAGCTCTTATGGACGAAGACATATTTCCAGGTTAACGTATGGCTTATAGATGGCAATTTGACGCTCCTTGGGACGATAATGATAATCAAGATTGGAAAGAAGAGTACTTAGCACAAGCTGCTCAAATGGAGGAATACTTTAGACAGAATCCTCAGATACCACAAAACATGTCTAACATATCTAAAACATTTGGTTTCTTACCTAAAGATGTTCAAGTTGCTGGTGCAATGATTGGATTAACTGAAGGCAATCCTGAATGGACTTCTTTAGTAGATAAGTTTATGAATAAAGAAACTTCTTGGTGGGATAAAACAAAATCTATTGCAAGAGGTGCTGTTAGAGGTGCAGTAGTTGGTATGGAGTCTGCGTCACAGTTTACAAAAAAATACGGTACAGGTCTTATGAAATATTACTCTAAAAGACAAATGAATCCTATGTTAGCCTTTTCAGGTATTGGAACTCTTATACCTTTAATTGACCCAGAAGGTTTAGCAGAAGTAAGAGCTTCTGCAAAAGCACAAGGTCCAACATTAGCAACAAGAGCACTAGAAGAACTTAGAGCAGGTAGAAATGTAAACCTTGGTGAAGGATATTTTGGTAACTCAACAATCGCAGAAGATACAGAAATATATAAAGAGTTAGTTGGTAGAGGTGCTGACCCTGAAGAAGTTAGAGGAGTTATACAAGATTTTTATGGCAAACCTATATCACAATTAGAGTTTGATAGTAGAGAAGGTGAATCAGGAACTTATAGAGGTAGAAAAGGTACTGTTAAGTTATCTCCTGGTCGAGTTACAGCAGTAGAAGTATTTGAACCAGGTACTAGAGGTTTCAATATTATGTCAGGTATTATTGATGGAGCTTATACAATATTTACAGACCCAACAACTTATGTAGGTGCAGGTTTTGCAAAAGCAGGTAAAGTAGCTAGAACATTTAATAAAACTGTAGAAAAATCAAATGCTGGTCTAATAGATAAAGCTGTAAGAAAAGTTGTACATACTCCTACTGCAGATGAATACTTTAATACACAAGTAGGTGACAACATAGCTCAAATGTTTGCAGATTCTAAATCTTATGATGAAGTAGAAATACTTATGTCTGGAGGAGGTAGAAAGAACAATCAAGTAAAAGATGCTTTGCTATATAAAAAACTTAGAGATACAACTGATAAACAAGAAATTAAATCAATATTATCAGATGCTATAAAAGACCCATTGTCTGGAGTTAATGATAGGTTTGATGCAAATAGTTTATTATTCAAAGGTTCATTGTCAAGATTAGGTGCAGGACTTAGATACGGAGATAAGAACGCAGCAGCAGGTTATAAAACTGCTATGAGATTAAATGGACAAAATAGTTTGTTTAATAGATTGTTTGATGAGTTTCCAGCACCACAACTTAGCACAGGAAATTTAAATGATACATTCTTTGAATTAAAAGACTGGATGAAGTTTTCTAAAGTAGATGATGATGTAGCTAATAAAGCATTAGATAGAATAGCAGATGCAATAACAGACGATACATTAAAAGAATTAGAAGGATTACCTGCAGACTTACAAAGATTAAATATGGTACTTGATATATATTCAGGAGAAGGTGGAGTGTTAAGACACGTCATGGATAAATATGAAGCACTAGGTTTACCAAAAGAAGTTGTTAATCAAGTTGGAAAGTTTGTTGCATCAGTAGATGAAGCACGTAAATATTTTTATACAAAGTATGGAGAGGAAGCTTGGTCAGGACAAAAAATAGATATAGAAGATACTCTTGGTAATGATTTATTTAAAATAGACTTTTCATTAAAAGAATCAATTGGTGCATTAAATAGAATTGTAGATGAAGTAAATCTAAATATAAAAGGTGTAAAAGACAATCAACAATTACAGCAACTGTTTATAGATGAAGTAGAAGGTGTAGGTAGAATATCAGCAGATATTGCAGAAGCAGATATCATACCTAATAAAATTATATCAGGTGGTAATACTGGTGTAGATTTAGAAGCTTTACGAGTTGGTAAAGAATTAGGTTTAGAGACAGGTGGTAGAGGTACACCAGGTCTTAATACATCAAGTCAAGGTCTTAAGTCAGGAAGATATGATGATTTATCTGGTGAGTTAACAGAGTTAGGTTTAGATGACCCTAAACAATTTGAAATAGACCAATTAAAAAAACAACAGTTATCTGAAGAACGTCAAGCATTATCTGCACAAAACAAAAGGTCAGCACTTACTGTTACTCTTTCTCAAATAAGAATAGAAGGAGAAAAAGCTGCAGCAACACTTAAGGGATTTCAAAGAGGTAAAAAAGCTTTATCTGAATTATCACCTGCTGCTTCTGAAGAAGATATATTAAAAAGAATAAAAGTAGCTATTGCTGCTAGAGAATCATTACAGAAATTAAATATTACTTTACAAGGTAAACAAACTAGAGGAGTTACACAAGCAGGTAAAAGAATAAAAGAAACATCTGTACAAGTTCCTAATGATGAAATAAATGTACTAGAAGAAATAGCAGGATTAGAAGTACAAACAAGAATACTTAGACACGTACGTGGTCTTAAAGAAACTGCAACAGATATAGATTATGAAGATTTTGATATGGTTGGTTTTCAAAAAGAAATGAAACGTATAAATAAAGAAGAAGTTACTTTGACAGATGCTCTTGCTAAAAGAAGAAGTCAGTATAAAGCAAGACAAAAAGATTTAAATGATACTAAACGAGAAAAGAAAATTGAAAAAATACAGAAAGAAATTAATGATTTAGAAAGAGCTGATTACGGAGATACTATACCTCAAGGTAAATACTTTGTAAGAAGAAGTATACAAAATGTAGTTGATTCAGATGTAACAGTTATTGTTTATAACTCTGCTACAGCTCCTGCAGGAAAAGGAACTAGAGGTACATTTAACTATGCACAAAGAGGTAACTGGAATACTAATGCAAAAGTTAAACCAGGTATATATCCTAAAGGAGATAAACCTCTTATTGTTATTGATGCTAATGAAACTCTTACTAGAGCTCAAGTAAATGACATACAAACTTTACTTAAAAAATATAAAACAGTTAACGTTGCTGGTCCTAGAAACTATGCAAACACAGATGAGTTACAAACAATTCTAAAATCTGTATTTGTAAAATCTAAACAAGGTTATATAGATAAACAAGGTTTTAAAGTTCTAAATGATGAAAGAATATCTCCACAACAGATACTGCAGTTCTTTGAAGACAAAGGTGTAGATGCAGAAAGAATGGACGATATTATAAATACTTTAATGAAAGAAGCTAACTTTAATGAAGTAGCACAAGTTACTGGTAGACCTACAGCACATTTAATATCAGAGTATCTTGCTAGTGGTAATGTACCACTTCCTGATGCAAGATTGTTCCTAAGAGTATTTAGTCCTGTTAGAGAGTTTCATTTAAGAATAGCTGGTAGAGGAGACTTAGTTGCAAAGTCAACAGTAAAGCTAGAAAATAAACATGAAGTTGTAGTAAGTGATTTTGAAAAACTATTATCACAACCTGTTAAAAAATTGTATGACTTACAAATGAAAGATGATAAAACTTTAACTGATAATTTACAACTTATGGTTAGACAGGCTAGAAGAAGTTTTAGGTTAAGTAAAGATGAACAATCTGTAAAAGAACTATCACAAGGTTGGTTAGGAATGTTAGGTGACTTTTACATGAACAAAGCTTGGAAACCATTTATCTTATTAAGAGGTGCATGGACTGCAAGGGTTGTTGGTGAAGAACAGATACGTATGTGGGCTGCAGATTTAGATAATGTCTTTACACATCCATT